CATTACTGAAAACCTCGACAAAATCGAAGGCATAAATAAAACCAAAGCCGAACTAGCGGCGGAACTTAGAAAGATAAACTAATATTAGGGGGTTTGGCATGGAGAAATTGGAGTTAAAAAGATACCGGGAGCTGCGCAGAGAGATTGACAAACTGGAGGACAGGCTCTTGGAGGTCGAATGCGAGGCTACAAAAATAACGCAAACAATAAAACAAGATCCTGTCTCCGGTGGCGGTGTGCCTGACAAGTTGGCAAACCATGTAACCACTATGGTGGAAATCAAAGATAAGATCAATGAGACCATAGTTGAGTCGTTAAAAGAGGCTCATAGGATAGAGATGGCCATCCGTAGGCTTGAGCCTGTGGAGAGGAACCTTCTAAGGTCAAGGTATATTGAGGGGCGGTCCTGGGAGGAGATCTGTGTGGAAATGTGCTATTCTTGGAGGAATATACACAACATCCATTCCAGGGCACTCATTAAGCTCAAAGAGTGCACACAATTGCACACTTGAATGTGATATTATGTTAGTGTGGAAAGAAGAGATAAAGTCCTACAGGAATGTGGGACTTTTTTTCTGTCCATTTTCCTTCCCCTTGTGATGGGGAGAGCCGACTACTCTCCCCTTTTTTTATATAGATTGTGGGTGGTGCATATGAAAAGGTTCATAGCTGAGTTGGATCGGATTGAAAAAAAACGCTATAACGGGCTGATGGAGAAAGTCAGGGAGATGCCATGCTATAAGTGTGTGTGGTCTACCTTCCTGGAGAACAAGATATATTGTCCATTCAGGGGCTGTATAGGCTATGCCAAAGAAACCACTTAAACCCTGCAGTAAGTTGGGCTGCTCTGAGTTAACAAGGGAGAGGTTCTGCTTTAAGCATCAAAGCGAGGAAGCGGAAATAAAGAAACGAAACAACAAAAATTATGATGAAAATGTCCGGTATAAAAAAGATAAGAGGTATGCTGAATTCTACCAATCAATGGACTGGAAGCGGATTAAAAAGCAGGCCTTAGTTAGAGATCACGGGCTATGTCAACGCTGTCTGGATAATAAGAAGATTGTTACAGCCGATGTGGTCCATCACAAAGTGCCGATTAAATCAGATTGGTCCAGGCGACTAGATATCAACAACCTGGTTTGCTGGTGTCATAAATGTCACAATGCATTTGACCACTAGAGGCTTGTGTACGGGGAGGGGCGGTAAGGTTATTTATCAGGCAAAGTCCGGAAACCGAATGGCTCCTTTTCTGCGAACAAAGTTCCTTTTATTTTCATACTGGGGATAAAGATGGAGGATGGAGAATGGAAAGACTTGAGATTATTTACATGAATACAGAAGACCTTGTACCTTATGAGAATAACCCACGGGACAATTCGGATGCGGTAGCAAAGGTTGCGGCAAGCATCAAGGAGTTTGGATTTAAAAACCCGATTGTGATTAGCGAAGACCGGGTTATTATCGCTGGACACACCAGGCTATTGGCTGCGGAAAGTTTAGGGCTAGAAGAAGTTCCGACGATCCAGGTCAGTGACCTTTCCGAAGAGCAGGTCAGAGCCTTTCGAATTGCGGACAACAAGACCGCTGAGTATTCCATTTGGGATGAACAGATGCTCGCTGATGAACTGGTAAAGTTAGAGGACTCAGGTTATGACCTCGGGCTTACTGGTTTCGACTTAAGTGAAATTAACGAGCTGTTTGATGATGGAGAAGAAGAGGAAATTGAAGAGGACGATTGGTGCTGATGGACGGTGCCAGTGCGGATATGGTCTTTACGGATCCACCGTATAACGTAGATTACGAAGGCGGCAACGGGTTAAAGATACAGAATGACAAAATGGAGAACGATGCATTCTATCAGTTCCTGTTTGAAGCGTATAAGAATATGATTAATCACACGAAAGAAGGGGGCGGCATCTATGTTTGTCATGCGGACTCTGAGGGTTTGAATTTCAGGAAGGCAATGATTGACGCTGGGTGGTTATTGAAGCAGTGCCTGGTTTGGGTGAAGAATTCCCTGGTTATGGGCAGGCAAGATTACCACTGGCGGCATGAACCGATTCTTTACGGTTGGAAACCTGGGGCCGCTCATAATTGGTTTGGCGATCGCAAGCAGACCACGGTCAAAGAGGTTCCCAGGGATATCTCGATATCAAAGCAGGAAGACGGGAAATATTTAATCACGTTCCTTGATGGTTTAAGGGATATCTCTTTTAAGGTTGATAATTACGAGATTATAGAGCCTGGTGACGACACGGTTTGGAGAATTGATAAACCTAAAAAGAACGACGTGCATCCAACAATGAAGCCGATTGAGTTGTGCGCTAATGCTATAAGAAATTCAAGCGCACGAGGACAGATCGTTCTAGACCTTTTCGGAGGTAGTGGATCTACGTTGATAACATCGGAGCAATTAAAAAGGCGCTGCTACATGATGGAGTTCGATTCGGTATATTCGGACGTAATCGTTGAGCGTTACATCGAATTGAAAGAAGGAGATTCTGACGTATTTCTTCTCCGTGATGGTAAGCAGTACCATTACAGTGATTTAATTTAAATTCGTTAAACACCATTGTTTTTGCTGGGAGGGAGAAAGATGGATAAAAAAATAATATGGCACAAGTCGTCGGGCGGTGAGGAACTGTGGGTAGAAAAGCGAAACCGATAGGGCTGTTGGTCCTTGATAAAAAAACTCACCTAACGAAGGAGCAAATAGAAAGAAGAGAACAAGCCGAGGTCAAACCGAGAATTGAAAACATAGATTGTCCTGATTGGCTGTGTGAAAATGGGCGGAAAGAATGGAACCGGGTTCAGGAAGAACTCAAGCGGCTTGGACTGCTTACCATGATTGATGTCACTGCCCTGGCCATCTATTGTGACGCTGTTGCAAATTACATAAAAGCTACTGAGGAAATAAAGAAGTATGGCCAGGTTATAAAGCACACGAATAAAAGCGGAGCCACAAATATTGTAACAAATCCTTACGTCCAAATCGCAAATAAATACGCTGACGTTATAAAGAAATTCTCTACAGAATTTGGTCTTACTCCAAGTGCAAGGGCCAGCATTGCCATTTCGAAAGAAGAAAAGAAAACGGTAACTGAAGAAGAGAAATTGTTTGGCGATGCGCTATGATCGAGGAAATATCCGACATCCTTTATCAGTACGTCATCGACGTATTGGATGGCAAGATAAAAGCCTGTAAAAAGCACAGGAGAGCGTGTCAGAGGTTTTTGGACGACCTAGATAAAGTCGGGGATGAAAATTTCCCCTATTATTTTGACCTTGAGGAATTGTACCGTTTTTATAAATGGGCTTATATGTTTAAGCATCGCAAGGGCATACTTGCTGGTCGGCAAATCGATATAAGGGACAGCCCGTTTATCCTTTTTGTAGCCGGGAATATTTTTTCTTGGAAAAGAAAGAGCACGAAGCTCAGACGCTACAGAAAGGCTTATATACAAGTAGCTAGAAAAAATGTGAAATCCCAGCTACTAGCTTTAATTGGTTCTTATGAGAACTTCTTGGCCGAGGAGCAAAGTGAGGTTTACATTGCTGGTTGGGGGCGAGAGCAGTCATCGATAGTGTATAACGAGATAGAGTCACAAATCAACTCCTGTTCCCTGCTCAAAGGAAAATATACCACATCCTATGGAATGATAAAGCATGTTAAAAGCGGGTCGTTTATAAAGCCACTTTCTCGCGAAAGCAGAAAAACAGGCGATGGTACAAACCCATCTTTAGGAATCGTCGATGAGTACCACTGTCATGCGACCAGTGAGATATACGACGTAATCCTATCCGGGATGGTAGCAAGACCACAGCCGCTCATGGTCATAATCACGACAGCGGGCTTCAACTTAGCCAGTCCCTGCTACACTGAGTACACATATGTTTCAAATATTTTAGATGAAAACTCCCCTATTGAGAACGACGAGTATTTTGCGATCATATGCGAATTGGAAATGGGAGACGACATCAAGGATGAGACAAATTGGATAAAAGCAAACCCGATTGTAGCCACGTATAAAGAAGGCCTCGCTTATCTGAGATCTGAGTTAAAGTCAGCGCTGGATGTACCTGAGAAGATGAGGAACTTCCTGACAAAGAACTTAAATATCTGGGTAGACCAAAAAGACAACGGATACAT